CATACGGGTTTGCCGCAGCCGGTCGCGCATGTTCGTCTGCTCTTCCAGGCTGGAGGTGCGCACGATGCCGTAGGACGACGGGCAGCCGGTTGTGGCGTAGATGCACGGCCAGATGCTCGTCAAGACTTGCCACGCACCGTAGCGAATGGTCAAGACCCACTTAACTTCCATGCCAAGCTGCTCACTCAGTCGCTCCAGATTGTTGACGATGTTCGCCAGGATCGCGTAAACGGTACCGCCGCTGGTATTGATCGATGTGCCATTCAGGTCAATCACGATGCTGTCAACGGCGGCGCAGGCGACACCCGTGATAGCGTCGCGTTTGTTCTGCTGAATTTGGCGATCAAGCCCATTGAACTGGATATAGCCCTGGCTTCCCGCCGTCGTACCCGCGTTGCCGGTGTAGGTGTTCCTGGCATAGTCGCGCGCGTAGCCGTTGAACAGTTCGGCGATCTTGTACTCGTACTCGCTCTGGAAAGCGCGCTGCCAGTTGACCGGCCCCGGCGTGGGTATGTCACCCCCCGGCTGACCCAGCAGCACGTTGTCACGAAACTCGCCCCGGTTGATCAACTGACCAGCATATTTGACGTTCAGGACTTGGCTCATGCGCCCCTGCTGCCCGAACGGGAAGGTTTGTCGGCAGAGCTTGAACGAACCGACCGTGGGCCAATCAGCGCAAGCGCCAGTCGGCTCGCTGCCACTTGAGGCCAGTTGCCCGGTGAAGATCGGGTAGATCTCATTGGTGTCAACCGACTTGACAACAGGAATGCGCCCGGCGATCCCCTTCGGCATGATCATCGCATTGATGATCTGCTTATTCATGCCAAGCGTGCCCAAAAGTCCGCCAGGGCCGTGAAGCGGACTGCCGGCCGTCGTACCGGCGTCCTTCGTGGTCATTGACGCCATAGCATTCATCAAACGAATGGCGTCAGGCGATAGCTGTGGCGTCGCGAGTTGCATAGCGTTACTCCTGTGTATAAACCGTTTTAACTATTCGACTGCGGCGGAGCGAACGGGAATGGCTGCCAGCCGCCGAATGTGCCGTCGGGATTTTGGGTGTAGAGCTGCGGGAAAGTCGCAGCGGCGGCGGCGGCGAACGGCCGCGCAGGATCGTTCGGCACTTGCGGCTTCGTCAGATCAGGCGGCGCAGCAGGAGCGCCCTTGAGCGCGGCTTCTACGTCGTCAGGATTAACCACGGCCGGCTTGTTCCCTTCCAGCTCCGCAAGCCGGGCTTTCAGCGCCGTGATCTCTGCCTGCTGTGCATTCTCCGCTTTGGTGCGCGCATAGCCCATGCCCTTGACCGCCTCATCCATCGCAGCCATTCGCGTCGAAATGTCACTGCCGAACGACTGAATAGCCGCCTGAAGCGCCTGGGTCAGCAGCGTCTCAAAATCAGACACGCTCATATCACCGATGTATTCGGTTTCTTCGGCGGCCTCGTCGTCCGTGCCCGCCTCCATCTCAGGCGGTGCATTCGGGTCAGGAGCGCCAGCGTCCATCGGAGGGGGCGGCGCTTTCTCCATGACCGGCATCATGGCCGCCTTGATCGCTGTCGCCACAGCCGCCCACGGATCGGCGTCCTCACTCTTGAACGCGATCCGCTGTTCGCTGGCGCTCTTGTCGGCTTGCTCCATTTGCGCCAACTGTGCAGCGGCGGCCTCAGGCGGTACGCCTTTGTCATGCATATCTGTCAAGTACGCCTTGACCCGCGCATCGTAGGTTTGCTGATCCATCTTGTGATCCTTTACTGTCAGACCAGTAAACAGATTGCTGGCCCGGCCATACTTAATCGGCACAACTGACCGCTCGAAACGTCGAATATTCTCGTATTCCCCCGCCGCGTTCGGTTCGAATGGCGGGTGAAAGAAGCCCGGCGAAAGCTCGTAATCCCCGGCGCTCTCAGCAAACGCCCTGCCCAGTTCAGCGCTCTTGAACGTACCGCTTTCAATGCTCGTGCGCCCGATGACTGTGGAGTAGTCGCACTGCCCAATGTCAACGCCCGGCCCCCACGGTTGCACGATGTCAAACGGATCGGGGTTGCCAAGATGCCAATAGCGCAGCGGCCCATACTGTTTCGTAGCAGTCATGCGCGCCGCGTCCTGGTCTAATGCTTTGGTGGTAATGATCTCGCCGTCGCGATCGCGGTACGCTGTAGTGGAGCGCGCTATCCAGCGGTAGGAGCCGTCGGCGCTCTTGAACACTGTGAAAGATTGCGGTATACTTGCGCTAAGAGGTGAAGCTATGCCATCAATCAAAACCGCCGCTCGGGCTGCTGCGGCATTCTTCGGCACAACTGCATGGGAGTACGCATGTCCTGCGTGTGGATATGTCTGGGTGCTTTGGGCCGCGCCGCGCGAAAACCGATCGGCGCGCTGCCTCAATTGCAGATCAGTATTTGACATCACCGTGACTGGCGATACAGTTGCGGTCGCGCCAGGAACTTCCACGCCCGCGACGAACTGGATATGGGGCGACGGCTGATACGCCTTCTCGCTCGGCAGCGGCATCTTCTCGCGCTTGTAGAGCGCCCGCAGTTTGCTGATCGCTTCGGCCTTGTTCGGCCCGCTGTACACGTTCCCCCTGAATCCCGAATGCAAAGCGGCCCATGCGCTGCCCATAAGCCCATGATCCGGCGTACCACTGCGCTTAACCTGGAGATGCCAGGTGGTAGGTTTCGTGCGATCCTCCACGATCAGATAATCGTCGGGATTGCCAGCTTTGTAGGACTTCGCCAGCGTGCCGACGTTCGCACGTCCGTGGGCCATGCCCGCGCCTCCGACCCGCTTGCGCCGCTGTCCAATGACACTAGGCCGGCTGGTATCGACACGCGACGCCGGCGCTTGACGCGGTGCGGGCGGTTGCCTGCTGGACTGCTGCTGCTGACGTTCGGCTTCGCGCCGGGCGCGATCCTGTTCATGCTCCGCTAGTCGCCGCGCCCGGTCTTGCGCGTGTTCCTGCTGGCGCTGTTTGCGATCGGCCTCGTGTTCGGCCTGACGTTGCGCCCTATCCGCCGCGTGCGATGAGGCGCTGCCGCTGCTGGCCTGCTTGCCGCCTCCTGCGGATTGCTTCTTAGCACGAGCTTCAGCAGCCTTCTTGCGGCGTTCGTCAGCAGCCTGCTTACGCTGTTGTGCGGCTGTTTGGCGCTGTGCCCGCGCACCCGTCCGATCGCGCGCTCCGCTGATCGTGTCGCCGGCCCGCCCTGCGTCTCCCTGCTTCGCGGCGTTCAGAGTTGCGCGACCTGATCCGGTCAACCGGTAACTCCCATCGGCAGCCTGTTCGACGAGGCCGGCCTTGAGGAAACCGCCGCGTGCGATTGCGCCGGCGTCCGCCTGTTTGCCGCTGCGCAGCGCCTCAAGCGCGGCTTGTCCATCGGGAGCGATGCCAAGGCCGCTCAGCACCTTACTGCTGTTCTCTGCTTGCTTCTTAGCGCGATCTTGTGCGCGCTGCTCAGGCGTAACCGCCGCTTTCTTGGGTTTCGCCGGTTTGCGGCCCCTCGCGCCTGCTTTCTTGCCTTTGGGCTTCTTCCCTGACTGCGATGCATCGCACGGCCCATAGCGCCCGTGTACGTTGCACAGGTTGCCCCTGATCCGTGTGATGCCAGGAGCGATCTGTTCTTTGGTCGCAACACCGCAGGTGCAATCTTTGTTCTTCGTCGGGTTGCCCCACTTGCGGCCCTTGCGCTTGCTCATTCCAGGCGTGCCAAGCAAGCCCCCCGGCCCATTCAGCATTGGCCCTACGACTGTGCCAGCGTCCTTGCGTTCAGGCAGCGCGGCGAAGTTCGTCTGTTTGGCCCAGCGCTTTGCGAACGGCAACTTGCGCGCAAAGGCCATTCTCTGTTGCGCTCTGGAGGCAAATGGTTTAGTTGTAATCGTTTCTGACATAAACAAAAACGCCGCAACAGATGGTTAGTCTGTTCGGCGCTAATCTCGAACGTGCCAGCGGCTTTCACTACTGGCGCTCAGTTGTTTGGGCGGCTCGCGTGTTTGGAGTAGCTAACAATCAGTTTGTCGCGTACCGGGCGGCAATATGCGCCTTTCGGCCATACGCTCATCGCTCTCACGATGCGATACTCTTCCCCGACCTTCGCCCACACGAGCCTTAATATTGAGTATCAATGTAAATGCCTGCCTAGGCAGGTTGAAACCTAGTATACGCTTCCGTGTCCACCTTGTCAAGACCGATCGGCTTCCAGGTTTGCCGCAACCCGCACCCCGCACATCTGAGCGTAATCGGCTCATCAGTGTAGGCTTCGCCGATCAGCAGCCGGGCGCCATTCGTAATCGCCAGCGATCTGCGGCAACAGCGACAATGGAATGGTTTGTAGTCATTTTGCATTGACGCTCTTTACTGACGCGGCGCGACGGTTCCACCGTTCAAGCGCCTGATCAATGCCATACGCAACCGGGCCTTCGGCTTGACATGTCATGCACACAACCCAATGCTTAATGCTCCCACTATGTATCCTCATACGAGTAGCGCCACAGAATGGACACGGCGAGTACTCTTTTAACTCAATCTTATTCAACGACTGGCCTCTGCGTCCAAAGCGCGATAGTCGATTATCTGTATGCCTTTACGAATGTTACACACAGCACATAAAGGCTGGAGGTTCTCAATGTTGTTCGATCCCCCGCCTACGACCGGAATAACATGGTCAACAGTCAGCGGCTTTTGTTCACCGCAACAGAGACAACGATAATCGTACCTAGCACACAATGCACGCCATTCGGCAATCGTATAACTTCCGCCGTTCGCACGGCGAAGCACGCGCCGCTGATGTGAACGGCGAACATTGAATTCAGGGTGTGCCTTTGACCATTCGCGCTTGGCGGCATTCATTTGCACACGATTGGCCTTCCTGTACTCACGCTGATACGAGCTATACTTTTCACGATTTCTCGCAGTCCACTCGCGATTGTACGCCAATCTTTGTTCTTTTCTTGCCGCCTTATACTCAGCATCAGCCCGGCGTAGGCGGTCAATGTTTTCTTGACGATATTCGTGAGCACATGGCTTGCAATAGGCCGCGATGCCCCCCGACCGATTCTTGTTCTTGTAATACTCAGAGAGGGGTTTATCCACGCCGCATTTACTACAGCGTTTATGGGGTATAATGTCCATGTCGCATCTCCTGAACAGTTGCGGCCATGCACTCGGCTGTTGACAGCAGCGCGAGTGCTTTACACTATTATACCACAAATACGGCATTACAATCACTTATTTTCAGCGTCCAAAGCCCTTTGGAAGATTGCCCCCACTTGAGCTTGCCACTTTTGCGCAATCACCTTATTCCAGTTGCGCGCCGCCGTGCCTGGGTGATGCACCACGCGCGCCACAACCTTGTTTTGTCCTTTACTTCCCGCCCGGCTCATAATCTGATTGGGCAGCGTCTTACTCTGAAACGGCGTGATGAAACGCAGAATGCCGCGCGCCTTCTTGGGCCTGATCTCATGCGCGCGAGTGCCGACATTCAACATTCCAAACACTTCATCATCGGTTGCGATCTCGCGCGTGTACTGATCGGGAGATGTGATCTTGAAATCCGGTCTGTGCTGCCAGGTTTGCGTGACAACGCCAAAATCAACCTTAATATCTTTCGCAACGCCTGTGAGCGTGTTCTGAATGGCGCGCTCCATTTGCTGCGGCTTGAACACGCTGCCTTTAGGCTTAATGATCGATGCTGGCACTACGTCTCCAGTTGCCGGCTGTGATTGACCGCACGATCAGCCATCTGCCGAACGATGCGCTTACGCTCGTCTCTTGCAATCGGGAGCGGCATGTACCGGTGCGCTATCTTCTCGACAATCTGACCGATCTGATCGTCTATCTCAACTTGGAGATCGCCGAGATCATAACCGTTGACCATCGGCTGCTGTTCGGCATTGGCTGCTGCTGTGTCAGGGTCGCAGCCCACTACATCGATATGATCGTAGTGCTGCGTATTGACAAGCGTGTATCCGATCGGTTCAATGCCAAGTCTCTCCAGACTTGCATTCAATCCACCGAATAATTGCGCTACTTCGTTAATGTCAACGTCGATTACAACCTGTGTCATACCAGTACTCCCTCCCGTATTTGCAGCGGGCTCCATTGGGCCTCTCTTTCCAAACAACTTTGACAGCTATCGTCTTTCGCCCGCCGCCAGTAGGCGTCTGCGTTGCCGTCGCCCTCCAGCTCGTCTATGTCCCACGCGCACCCGCAGTTCGTCAAGCAGATTGTTGTGCCGTCGCCTGGCATCGCTGGCAACGGATAGCCGCGCGTCCTGCCATTCCAGTAGGCGGCCTTGATCGATTGACCGTACATCTGCGCTCGTGGCCCCCACGCCGGCTTCCACTCGTCAGCCGCCTTGATCTCGTCTCTGAATGCCGACAGGTACTCCAGTTGCGCCTTGATCGCACCGGCTATGAGCTTGTCAGCAGCCGGCGTGGGAGCCGCGCCGCCGTTGCCGGTCATGTAGGCCGCCAGCGTGTAGCGGCGCAACTGGCGTGCAATCTCGTCGTACCAGTCGTCAATCAGCGCCGGGTCGCTTTCCAGCGTATCGGTTGCGGCGCTGATAAGTGATGACAGTCGTGCGAGCAGACGATCAAGGCCGGGTTGTCTCGTCGGATCACTCACTGACGATCCTTGCAAGCTTCCTGGCTATCTCCAGCTCGGCGGCGTACAGCGCATCGTAGCTCTTCACAACCGGCGCTTGACCAGGAATGTTGCCGCGCTCACTCACGGTCTGTCGCGCGGGAACGCTTGTCGGCTCGCCAGCGATCAGCGCCGTAGCAACCGGCCCGCCCGTTTGCGCTTCGGGTTTCTCATCATCGCTGATCTGACCGCCCGGCGTTACGTCATGCGCCAGCAGTTCTTGCGGCAAGTCGCCCTCGTCGGCCGCTAGTTGCCGTGCGATGGCCGGGCTGATCTCACCCGACTGAATGCGCGCCGCACGCTCCTGAGCCCGCGTCAGACGAGCTTGCGCAATCGCCTGCTTATCGCGCGTGTCATGCTCATTGTCAAATTCTAATTCGGTCGTGGCAGGGAAGATCCGGTCACTGAACGTCTGTTCCCACCACTTGAGGAACGCCGCGATCCCAATGCCTTGCGACTGCTCTTGCAGAATGATGCTCTGCGTGCCAGTGCCTAAGCCCTGCCCTGATAGCGGCTGTATATCCTGCACCGGAATGCCGATCGCATTCGCGTAGATCATATAGGAATCGTCAATGACTTGTTTGGGATCGAAGCCCTGGGGAAGCGATTTGAGGATCACTTCAATCAGGCTGATCGGCGTGTCAGACGGAATGAAGCCCAAGATCGTGCCAAGATAGTACACGAAGCCCTTTGCTTGGGAGTCCATCTCGCCAGCTTTAATCACGTTCTTGCCGGTTTGGTCGCTAATGCCCTGCAAAAACGCAACCTTGTTCGCTCCCTTGCCGGCCACGAACTCGTGAAACATTTGGCGCAGCGCGGCCAGCGTGCTGATCGTGTGATAGGCGCGGGCAGCGGCGCACATGCCCACGCCGAACAGTTCAGCGCGACTGGAGGGCATATCAGCGTACGTCAGCACTTGATCCCACCTGAGCAACTGCGGAGCGCCCATGACCGGCTGATAACGCACCGGGTACGCCAGGTTGCCCGTTCGTGAGCAGCGCAAACTGTCGAGATGATAGAGACCCGTGATCTTCGCAGCCGGACTGCTGCTGGTCAGCACCGCCTCATCAAACGTCTGTTCCTGGTAGGTGAACGCGCTCTTGAGCTTGACGCGCTCCGCATGATCGTCAGCGCGGCGAATGCGAATAAAGATGCCGTTGTCACAGAGCAGCAAATCCTGAACAACCTTCTCAGCGAACGTCACCCATCCCTGGCCGCCGTCTGCCTGTTTCATGAGCGCTTGCGCGTTCTTGACCCGCAGCTGACTGTCCTTACTGTCCCTGACTGTGAATGAATGCGCCGCAAACTTCGTGGCTGTGCGCGTTACAGCGCTGGCCCACATATCCTCTCTGTGAACCGTCGCACAGAGCGCCACATCTCTAATCCAGCTCCAGTAGAACGGCAGATCCGTGTAACTGGGGGCGCTCATCATGTAGGGAATAGCAATCTGGAGAGGCACGCCGCCATACGACGGGTAATTGATCGTATCACCCGTTATGGCGCTAGGGGGCGTTTGCGTGCCGTTTGTCACTGCTCAATACCCCGTGTTATCCGACCAAGAAAGTATCCGCAGAGGATTGCGATGGTTATCGGCCATGAAACTGGATCGGTATGGAACACTGAATAAATAAAAGCTAAGATCAACACTGTTCCCACAACATAGACCGCAAAAGAAAGAGCAAGTCGCGCCTTCCGCTTGTTGTGTTCATCTTCTATCACTGATCTAACCTCTTCGTCCATGCAAAATAGCGCAGCGCATCAGGGCCATGATTGAGCTTGTCAACCGGAACGCCCGTTGCCGGATTGTAGCGATACGAGGCCATCTCCATACGCAGGTGTTTGCAGCGTGGGTGAACGCGAATGCGCCGCACGCCGTTCACATCGGGCGCGAGCATTCGGCGCGTAGCCTTGATGCTCTCGTCAATGCTGGGCGGTTTCTTGCGCGTGTACAGATTGGCGGACTCCAGATGACCCTTCAGCTCAGACGCGGCGCTGTCGTATGCCACATACTCAGGCTCATCATAGGGCAGTGACAACATATCCCGTATATGGTCGTTCGCGAAAACCCTTACGCGGTAATCCTCGTAGAAGACATTGAGGCTCCCATCAGGGCGCTCCTGAATGAGCAGGATCACACGCGGGGCGCTGTTCTCAGTGAAGTAGCCGCTTCGCTGATCGAACTCGCCGTTGTAGCCATCGTCAACCGCCCAGTACACCGGGCCGCCACCGTTGACGTACTCCGCTTTCTCTGTGACGTTGCCTGCTACAATTCGATCAGGCCCAATCTCTAATCCCTCGTTGTCTAATTGCGGTACAAGGATTTCGTGTTCGCTCCAAACATCGTAGACCAGACCAGCAGCCTGTATCCACTTGCCGAGTACGAGGCGATCATAATCCACGCCGGTTAAGGTCGCAAGTCGGTCGCTATAGTCGCGCGGGTTGTGAAAGTTATCGACAAAACTGGAGTAATACACGCTGGCTTCGTTGCCATCGATCAGCCGGCGCTTAATCCAATGAAGCGGTGCGTCAGGGTTGCAGGTCAAGATGATCTGTCGCCATGGAGCCGCCTTGCCGCGCATACGAACGTCCATCGCATTCAGGTCTTCCTCGTCAAACTGAACGGCTTCTTCCATCCAGGCGATGTCAACCGCACCGTCTTGTCCGATGGACTTGAGGTTCTCGCGCGCTTCCTCGTCGAGGAGCCCGACGAACTGGAGGATTGATCCGTTGCGGTACTCGAAACGATACTTAGGTGAATCGATCCATCGGACAGCAGGATCGCCTCCCACAACCTTTCGCCGCAGGAAAAGGATAGTTCCGGCCGCCATGCTTGTCTTAACTTTACGAGCGATGAGTGCAGTGCTGCCAGGGAACTTGAGGCAGTAGGCATGGAGCTTCTCAGCTGCTAACCGGGACTTGCCGCCGCCCGCCGCGCCAGTCAGCAGCAAGATGGGGGATCTGTCGCGCCACGGCGCAATCTGCCAAGGCAGCGCGCTAAACGGCGCTATCAGGCGGATTGGACGCTTCGTTGTCGAAATCGTCGGGGCTGATTGATACATAGCCCTTCACAGTCAGATCGCCGCTGATTGCAATATTGTCAGTGAGCAAGCCATGATGTTTCGCCAGAAGTTCAAGCGCACTCTGAGCCGAGTACAGTTCTATGCGCTCACCTTCCTTTGTGACAGCTCGCGTCTTGACAAGATGGAGCTTTCCGCGCTCTCTGGCGCGATTAAGATCAATATCGCCAGCATCATTCAGGAAGTCTTCCATCGTGCTGCGAGCTTGATCGGCGATGCGCGCCAGCACTTCGTAGGACGGCATGGCGCGTTGTTCCATCGCCTGGCGTATGGCCGCTTTGATGCTAACTTGTGCTAACAGACGCGGCCCAATAACATTAGCCTTACCAGTGTACTTTGCACGCCGCGCCGCTTCACTGGAATTAAACCCGCAATCGAGATACGCCTCAACAAACGCTTCCTGTTTGGCTGTCAATCCACCAGACACGACCATACCTTACTATATCCGTTATCGGGTTGTGAGCGCACGACAGATCGACCCGTACGATCTTGTACTTCTTCGTCCGTACCGGAACGCCGCCCGAAAGGAGGCGGGGTAATCGCGCGCTCACTCATGTCCGACCGAAACCAGTGTCCCCATCGCGCTCATCATATCATGATCGTGCGCGATCTGTCAAGAGTTTTACGGGAGCTTGATCAATGGCCCGGCGAGCATAACCAGCACGAGAAAGAAGCCGAACAGAAACATGCCGAACGCCGGCCAGAATGTCGGTTTCCAGTTGCACAGCGCCCACGCCAGGGTCGCCAGCAGCGCGGCCACGATTGCGAGAATGCTTGCAGGCCCGATAGTCATAACTATTGTCCTTTCCATAGTCCGTATGCGAAGCCGGCCAGCGCCAGCAGCAGCACGATAACGATCAGGATTGTCACGAATGCGCCATTCATCTAGACAGCCTGCCTATGAGATAGATCAATACAAACAGATTTATCACGATCAATGCCACGATAGCGATCAGGATCGATAGACGAAAGACGTGAGCAATACCGCGCTCTTTGTCACGACTAACCGTATCAATCTCACGCTCTGACTTACGCTCAGCGATGAACTGATCGAAAATGTGCTGGAGGCGTATCAGTTCGCTGGAGAGCAGATTGATCGCGGCGTTGACCGTTGATCGATGGATCTGCCAGTTGCTCTCGATTTTCGCCTCATGATCGCGCGCCTGCTGCGAAATATCGGCCAGCGCTTCCAGCACGCCGGCGTACTGATCGTCGTCACTGTGCGGCGTCGGCATCGTCGTTCATCTGTCGCTCTATTTCTTCAACGCGCACCGACAGATTGTAGAGGACGCCGATCAGTCGGTCGCGTTCGTCGGGCGGCAGTTGATCCTGTGCGAACATCTCCAGCTCTTTGCGTACATCGTCGGCGCGCTGCTGCTCATAGCGATCAAGCCGCAAATTAAGATCGTTGATACGCGCCGCGTTACCGTCCGATCGCCGTTCGGCGCGCTGAATCTCGTCAAACGCCTTATTACGATCGCTATTAATGACTGCTTGGACGCGAGCCATGAATTTTTGCGCAAGCGCCTTATGATCAGGCGGCAACGTGTCAAGATAGGTCAACCATGCTGCGTTGTTCATAGTTTCGTTAGCACCCCGATCGGCACGAAGCCCACGCCGTTCGTGAGATGCCCCCAGCCGTTCTTCACTTCGTCTATGTCCACCGTGCGCCCTTCCACGATTTGCGCCGTATCGCTGATCGCAATCTTCGCGTCGGGAGCGGGAGCCTCGAAGATTGCCTGTGTATGCCGGGCGATGTACTTGCCTGCCAGCGACAGCCGATCGGCGAGCCGCTGGCGCAAACTGGGCAGCAGCGCGTAGTAGGCGTCCCCAGGACACGTGCGCCCGGCCATGCAATCGCGATGGCCCACGATGTTCGGCCCGCAGCCGGCCCAGCGGTGCAAGGCGGTCAGCACGTCGATAACGAGCTGCTGTTGCACAAGCGACGGCGGTTTGGTCGCGAAGTCCCCTACCAGCTCAATTCCCCATCTCGTTGCATTGCACTGACCGGCGTGCGTGCCCCGATCCATGGGAGGCGTCATGACCCACACGCCGTCGTTCGCGGTGAACGGACTGCCCACGGCTAAGTAGCAGTGCGGGCCGCTTGTCCACCCTTTCGCCTCGTAGGTCGCTTGCATAGACTTCATTGAGGCGAGCCCGGCCCACTGCGATTCCGTCGGACGAAAGGTGTTATGCAACACGCTGCCGATCGGCCATTCGGGGCGCGGCTGCACGGCAAGCCAGGCCGCGAACTCAGCAGCCGACTTGAACTGGCGATTGATAGCATTGAATGCCATAGCCGCTCCTGGAGAGCATTTAGCGCACGTCTATCATAGCACATCATGTATCATTGTGTCTAGTTATGGTCAAGATGAGTATTCTGTCATATAGCGAAATTGCCTCTTGACAATCGATATAATGGTGATACAATAGCGATATAAGAACAATACAATGAGAGGGGGTGAGAGATGCCGGTTATTACCGTCGTGCTAGACCAAGAGCAAGTAGATCGTGCAGAAGAACTAGCCGCCGCCTTGTCGAAAGTGTATGGCGTCAGAGTAAGTCGCGCCTCTATTATCCGCCGCGCTATCATGTCCTACCAGCCGCAAGACCTAAAAGACCACGAACAGGAGACGACCGACCATGACACAGAATGACCAGCCGACCTATCGTAAGGAAATAGTTTACGATAGAACTACGAAGGATTTTGCCGCCTATCTCGACAGTGAGCTTGTCGGCTTCTACCGCACGTATCACGATGCGGAGATTGCGCTTGACGCACTAGTAGTGGAACTGATCGGCCTGAACCGACCAGTGAAAGAGGCCGAGTAGTGGCTAGTCTCTACTCGTGGAAACTCCCGCCGGCTCCCGCGCCAGCGGCGATTGCGCCGCTGCTCACTGAGCAGTACGGCATTAGCGCTGGTCTGGCGATCAGGGTCGCATCGGGAGCGCTCAATCACAAGACGGACGCGCTGGCGCTGGCGCGACAATACCGACTTATTACAATCGACACGAACGATGCAAGAAAGGCCGGACTGCTCCAATGATGACAGAACCAGGGGGGATTGATTCAGAACCTATTGACCCGCCGAACCTTATCTACTAGGAGAATGACAATGCACCAGAACATCGTAACACCGGAAGAAGACGAAGAGGACGACGGGCCGTGGGACTGGGCGCGCACAAGCGAACGCTATGTGGCGCTATCGAGGAAGCCCGGCTATCTGCGCCCGGTTGAGGCGCGTGAGATGGTCGCGATCGAACGGCGCATGGGAGCGCTGATTGCGCATTATGCAAGAGGGGGCATATGACCGAACTCGACACATCGGCAATTATACGCGCACACGTTGCGATTGTCATCGCCGAATTGACCGAAGAGGAACGGATCGGCCTGCGGCTGTCACTGGCGCTTGGGTCTGATCTGTACAATCGATCATGGTCATACAAGCTCGCACCGCTCTTTACCCAGGACGGCGGCACGAAGATGCACGAGGAAACGATCGCAGCGCTGCGGAGGGTAGCATGACCGAACTTGACACGCCGGCGATCGGGCGCAAGATCGCCTATCTCCACCATCACGATCGACCGGCGCTGATCAAGCTCTTATCCGCCGCGCCGCGTCATGTGTGGCAACCGCTGGCGCTGGCGTACGTCACGCACATTGGGCAAACGTGCGATGCAGTTGACCGCGATCTGGCAGTGCCAGGCGTACTCTACATTTGGGAACAACTGGTTAAGGAGGCAAACACGTGAAACAAGGCGACGAGGCGATCTACTCCATCATCGTGCCGGGACTGACGAACGCAGTTGAGATTGAGGCCGCCCGGCGCGCACTCGTAATGAACGGCTGTTCAATCAGCCTTGTCCACATCGGCGCTGATAGCGTGTCTGTGCCGAGGCTGTACACGCGCTGGCGTGGAGATAGCAGCGAGCAGACATGGCAGGCGCAGGTCAAGGCGATGTTGCCTGGTGCGCTGATCGACGTGCGACCATGGAGCTATGCGCCGGGCTATCCGCAGGGAGAGGTAGGGGAGGCGACACTATGACATTCGTATGTTTCGGCAATCGGATTATCAATGTTGATCTGATTACGAATATCGTGATATGGTCGGACTGCATAGATGTTTTCGTGGCAGCCAATGGATCAGAGGGTCAGTCGTTTGTGCGGCTGCGCGGCTCGGAGAGCGATATGTTTGTCCAGTGGATAGACGGTTTCGTCAGTAATTCTCAGGAGGCAAACGATGCAGAGTAATCTTAGAGCGCTGCGACTGGCGCTGGTGGACGAGGATCGGGCGCTCCGCAACGCGCGCGATGATCACGAGAACATGACGGCGCTGCGTACGAAGGCCGGACTGGACAGCGGCGCGGTTGTGGGCAAGAACGCCGAAGAGCGCAAAGTCACACTCGGCTGCTTTCTGGCAGCCGACGCCGCCTATCAGGGCTCGCTGGCGATCCTGCGCGGCTGCGAATGGCAGAGGGATCGCATGGAAGCGCTGCTGGAGGCGGCGAAGGACGAACGGCGCAAAGAGGAGTGGCAGATCCGGTGTAGGCTCGCTGATGCGATCATATCGCGCAACGTGCAATCGGACACCAGTGATCCGGCTGGGGACAGTGCATACAATGATGCGATGCAGTCTGAACTTGACGATGCGCTCGTGTTCGCTGCTCAGAATGGCGTCGATCTAGACGACGATCTGCCCTGGTAACAAACAGAGAGCCGCCGAATGCCCATGATCAGCGGCTCTCTATTCGGAGGGAAAAGAGAGGCGGTTACATCGTACCGCCTCTTTCGTAAATTGTCAAGAGGAGGATTACAATGGACGAACGGCAAGCGCTGATCGATGCGCTCACTCAGATCCAGCACGATTACACTAGTATGGACGCGGCATGCGCCTGCCTGTCAGTGGTCATCTCGTTTCTGCTTCTTGAGCGCGAGGCTGCACTCATGGAGTACTGCGCGCCGATCATGTGTCAGCTTCAGTGTGCGATCAATGCGACGCGGAATTAGGGAGGATAGTATGACAGAGACGAACGAGCGTGCGACGCTCTACCGGAAGATTGCAGCCGTGGCCGGCGCGATCGGACGTATCGAGAAAGACGGCTACAATCCGCAGCTCAAATACAAGTACGCGACGCCGGCGACTGTGATGGAAGCGGTCAAGCCGTTGCTGGCCGAACACAGTCTTGCGATCGTGCCGACTGTCACGAGCGTGATTAAAGAGCCGACTGGCAGTGTAACGCAGAGCGGCGCGGCGAAAGTGATTACGCGCGTGGAAATGACCTACCTCATTCTGGACGGCGAAAGCGGCGAAAGCCTCGCAGTGCCGTGGTGCGGAGAGGGAGAGGACTGGAGTGATAAGGGGATCGCCAAAGCGCAGACGATCGCGCTCCGCACCTTCCTGATCAACTTCCTCCAGATCCCATCGGGAGATGAAGAGATTGATCCTGATGCGCGCCAGCAGTCGGCTCCGATCAAAGGTGCGAATTATGAGCCGCGTCAACCGGTCAAGTCCCAAGCGCCCGCCTCAAAACCAGAACGAACGCCAGCGGAATTAGCTGATGCAATCAGGGAGCTATGGTCGCGTGAGAAGGCGCTTGACACGCACAGCACGCCAGCGGACGAACTGGCAACCGACCTGGAAACCGCGCCAGTTGCGCGCCTCAAAGAGTTAGGCCGCAACGCCCAGGCGCGACTAGCCGCACTGCGCAAGGCAGAAGGGAGGCCGGCATGAAAGACCCCACGCAACGGCTGCTCTACCGGTTGCGTGCAAGCATCGTGCGTGAAGAGGCCGGCGTACTCACAATCCAGGTGCTGCCTGATATGCCAAGCGCAACGGTTGAAGTTAAGGCCAGCGAACTGCGCTACTGGTGTCTGATGCGGCTGTCAACCCGCGCCGCTCACAAGAACCGGGGAATAGGCGTGCAACGGCCCAAGAAATATAAGTAGATCTTATCGAAATACGTTCTAGTCATAACAAAATCTTATGACTAGAACGTATCTTTTTGCTTCGTAATATAGTATAATCTGGATACTCATTTTATATTATGGAGTATGACAATGCCACGCGAGAAAGGTTTCTGTTTGCGTCTATCTGACGACGAATTAGAGCAAGTGCGCCAGCTTGCACAAGCTCACGATCGGTCGATCAACTCCTACATTCGGAGCCTGATCCGGCAAGCTGCGAACAAGTCCGTTATCGAATTATCCCCGCGCAAGAAAGCCAAGCAAGAAGCCGAATACGTATAAGAGGCGACTATGACTACGCTGGTAGATACGGCGATAGGCTATGCCATGCGTTTTGGCTGGTCAGTTCACCCGGTCAACACCAAGAAACAGCCAATCACGCCGCATGGTCGCAACGACGCTACACGCGACGAACAGGCGATCAGGAAGCTCTTTCGCAACGGCGCACAGATCGGCGTCGCAACCGGCGTAGAAAGCAACCTGTTCGTACTCGACATTGATCTAGACGAAACCAAAGGCGTCAACGGCTATGAGACGCTGGAGTACCTGGAAGGCGTGCATGGAAAACTGCCTGCAACGCCCTGCCAGCGCACCGGGCGCGGCGGATTGCAATACCTCTTTCGCCACAAAGCCGGACTCAAAAACAGCAGCGGCAAGATCGGCGCTGGCGTCGATACCAGAGGCGAGGGCGGCTACATCGTCGTCACTCCTAGTCGCAACCAGGCCGGCCCCTATGAATGGATCGTATCCCCGAACGACTGCCCATTAGCTGACTGCCCCCAGTGGATTATCGACGCGCTGAAGGAAGCTGAGAAGCCCCAGGAGCCGCAAGTCGGCGCAAACGGCAACGAGCGCACCTATTGCCAGAAAATGTTAGGCCAGGCGGTTGCGCGGGTTGCGACTGCGCCGGACGGCCAAAAGCATGAGATGCTGCTGAAAATGGCGCGCTGGCTCGGCGGCTTTGTGCCGACGTTGAATGAAGCAGAGATTGAAAGCGCGCTGTTTGCAGCTATCGAGATGCGAGCAGACGACCATCGCAACGCCCGGCAGACGATCAAAGACGGAATAGCGTACGGCAAGGCGCAACCGCTTGAACCGCCGAAGCAACGCCAGCAGGCAGCGCCAATTAATGTCAATCCGCAAACAGGCGAGATATTGGACAAGGATCGTCCGATAATCAAACCGCATATCGAATATGTAGTGGACTGGCGATCGGAGATCATCTCACTTCGCGATCTCCAGAATAAACACTTCGATCCTGAGAAGTGGATAATCGAGCGCATCTTACCGGAAGGGGCGTGCCTTCTGGCAGCGAAGTACAAGAGTTATAAGTCGTGGCTCTGTCTTGGGTTAGGACTGGCGATTAGCATGGGCGGCAAGGCACTGGGACAACTGGAAGTGGAAAAAGGCCATGTGCTGTATCTTGATCTCGAAGGACGCCAGCAGCGCATCAAGAAGCGCACACGGGCAATCTTAGGAGTGCAACAGATCGACTGGCCGGATAACTTTCATGTGACGACGAAATGGCCGCGTGGAGAGGAAGGCGTTCGGGAGCTTGAGCAGTGGTTCAGCTCCTACCCTGATACCATCTATGTCTGCATTGATGTGTTAGGCGATTTTCGCCGTCCAATAGACAAACACGAAATGGGCTATCAGTACGACCGGGATACGGTGCAACCGCTGAATGAGCTGGCCGAACGCTACCACGCTGCGATTCATCTCGTACACCATTTCAACAAAATGAAGAACATCGCCGGCGATATTATGGATAGCATCAGCGGCACTACTGGTCTTCCCAGCGCTGTAAATACAATGTGGGGACTATCGAAAGATCCGAATGATAGTCACATCACGATCCTGAGCTTGCGCGGCCGCGATCTGGAGAATGACGAACCGATCGCGTTGAAGTGGGATGACTATCTCAACCTGCACGTAATCGAAGGCCCGGCGCGCGAAGTGTCTGTGAGCGCCGAACGCAAGTCAATCCTGAACGTACTGTCTGATGACCAGCCGCGCACGCCAAAAGAGATAGCAGCGGAGATAGGACGCTCTGTACCAAACGTACAGCAGCTCTTACGCAAGCTCTTGAACGATGGGTTGATCGAGAAACCGGTTTATGGCTGCTACGCTAGAATACCCACAAAAGCCGATCAGACCGATCAGACCGATCAGAGTGATAATAGCGATCAGAGTGATAACTCTGATCGGCATGTACCGACTCTGATCGGTGGTTTTCCTACCGATCAGAGTCGTGTGGGGCATCAGGAAGACCCAAACGCCAACTCTGATCGGTCTGATCGCTATGTAGAGGGGGTATCTATTTTCAGCGGTTTGTCAAAAAGAGATGCATTCCAGCTTCGCAACTACTTGCGACTGCCGGATTACCAGGATCGCGCGCGGCGATTGTGCAATAAGTATGGGCTTGACTATGAGCAAGCTAGGAAGGAAGTGCTATGACTGATGACCTAGACTTCACGCCGCGTCCGAGCCGCGCGCGAGTGCCAATCTTCTGCCAGCAGTGTAGAAAGCAGGGCCGGGTCGCGTACCGGCAGGACGACAATCCGCGTTATGGCGGCGGGCGCTACAGCGGGCCGACGATGGCGCTTACAGCGTACCTGGCAGGCGCTCCGAAGGTGTGCCAGTCGTGCGACATGGCAACGTTAACCGCACTCGATTTATTTAGCGAACAGGAGTAACGATTATGGCGACAGACAAGCCGGCGTACAAAGTGACAATTAAGCTGGAAGGCGTCAATCCGGAATTGATCAGCGAAGCGATGGGAGAATTGCGCGAGCGTGCCAGCGAATACGATCAGATTGTGGCGGCGCAAGCAACACTGACAATCGAGAGCTGGAAAGAAGCCCCGCTCCGATCGATCATTGACTGGAATTAGGGGATTGACTTTGCGCGAGATTGTGGTAGGATAAGGTTGCAACATTATCACAGAGAGGGAGATATGACAGACCTGGAAACATTCCTCGAAACCAAGCGGATCACCGCACCGCTGAGCGGCTTCGACATCGATCAATCGGCGCTCAATCCCGCTGCATTCGACTGGCAGAAGCTCATCACGCAGTGGGCCATTCGGCGCGGCAAGGCGGCCATCTTCGCCGATTACGGACTAGGCAAGACGCTGCAAATTCTGATGTACGCTCAGGCGATCATTGAGCGCACGAACAAGCCGTTCCTGATCTTGTCGCCGCTTGGGGCGGCGAAGCAAACCAGCCATATCGAATCTCCAAAGTTCGGCTATGACGCCATATACTGCAAGTCGCAGGACGACGTACCGGGCAGGGCTGTTATCTGTGTCACGAACTATGAGCGGTTGCACCTGTTCGATCCGCGCGCATTCGGCGGCATGGCGGCTGACGAGGCCAGCATTATCAAGGACTTCGCCGGCAAGATCCGTAATCAGATTATGGGCATGTTTCGCTATATGCCGTACAAACTGCTGGCGACTGCTACGCCTAGTCCGAATGACCATGCCGAGCTGGGCAACTATTGCCAGGCGCTCGACATCATGAGCTATCAGGAGATGTTGTCAACATTCTTCGAGCGCCGTGAGAAAAGCAGTTCGGCATGGTCGCTGGGGGGCTGGGGGGCGCAAAAGTTTTGGGAATGGCTCGCATCGTGGGCGATGGTCATTCGTAAGCCGTCCGATCTTGGCTACTCAGATGATGGCTACAACTTGCCGCCGCTCCATATCCACACGATCGACGTGGCACGCAACGAACGGCGATATATTCAGGCGCAAGGTGCGCAACTCTATCTCTTCCCGGTCGAGGCGCGCGGCATGTCTGATCAGCGCAATGCGCGCAAGGTGACAATGGAGGATCGGGTTGAGGCGATCGCCGAGATGGTCAGCGCCTCGAATGAGCAGTGGGTAATATGGGGCGAAACGAACGCTGAGTGCGACTATGCTGAGAAGCGCCTCAAGGACGCGGTGCAGGTCGCAGGTCGTCACACGGAAGACCACAAAGAGGATAGCATCATACGGTTTAGGCGGGGATCTATCCGTGTGCTGGTATCGAAAACCAAAATATTCGGCCACGGACTGAACCTCCAGAACTGTCACATGACCGCCTACCTCGGCTGGTCTAACAGTTTTGAGCAGTTCGATCAGAGCTTGCACCGCTTCCATCGTTATGGACAGCCGCACGCTGTACACGCGCACATCGCATCGACCGACTTTGACGGCGCGATTGTTCGCAATATCGAGCGCAAGCGCACCGAACACGAAGAGAGGATCAATAACGTCGTACAACACATGCAGGCGTTCACGCTGGTGAACGTGCAGGGTGCGCGGCGTGAACAAATCGAATATCAGCCGACAATGCCCATGCGCATTCCCGCATGGCTGTAAGGAGCGACTATGTTTCCTGACAACGTGAAAGTGATCGATCAACTCGTCTCTGACCGTTTCGCCGCTTATCACGGCGACAGTTGCGAAGTGATGAAGGGACTCCCAGACAACAGTATCCACTTCTCCATCTATTCGCCGCCGTTCGCCGACCTGTTTACGTACAGCGCCAGTGAGCGCGATCTTGGCAACAGCAAAGGCGACACAGAATTTATGTTCCACTTCCGCTACATCGTGCGCGAACTGTACCGCGTGCTGATGCCTGGTCGTCTTATGGCGGTTCACTGTATGCCGCTTGGCTACATGAAGTATAAAGACGGCTATGTCGGAATAAAGGATTTTCCCGGCAAGCTCATCAGGATTTTCGAGCGCGCCGGATTCATCATGCATCAGCCGAACATCACGATCTGGCGCGATCCGGTTATCGAGCGCGCCAGATCGAACGTTAACCGATTACTGCATTCGCAGATCATTGCTGATAAGGCGAAGTGCGGCGTAGGCACGCCTGATTACTTGGTCGTGATGCGCAAGCCGGGTGAAAACACCCAGCCGATTGAACACTGTTTTCAGCGCTATGTCGGAGAAATGCCAGAGCCGCAAGCAACCTACACGACGGACGACGATCCCTACAACCGCTATTCGATCGAGGTATGGCAGCGGTACGCATCTCCGGTTTGGTTTGACATTGATCGCGGTGATACGTTGAACGATCAAGGATCGCAAGAGATCGATCGGGAGAAGCACATTTGCCCATTGCAGTTGGGCGTTATTCGTCGCGCCCTGCACATCTGGACGAATCCCGGCGATATAGTGATCGATCCGTTTAGCGGCATCGGGTCAACTGGCGTTGTGAGCTTGCAGGAAGGCCGCAGAGCCGTGCTTTGTGAGCTTAAGCGATCATACTATAGTCGAGGTCTTACAAATCTTCTGGACGCTGATCAGGTGCAGGCATCGCCGAACTTCCTGCATCTCGTGGAGGCGTGAGATGGATTTGCACTCCAGTCGCCATGCCACTGAACAGCAAATGAGCGACGGCGATTGCCCGCTTGACGGTATACCGATCAGGAAGCACAAGCGCTGCGACAAGTGCCATATCCTAATCGGGCCGCCGCACTATGAGCATATTGCAATCGAGATTGACGGCCGAACGTATTGCAGCGATTGCGCTGCAAGGGGGAAGAAGTGAACGCAAACGAATACCAGACGGCGGCCGCCCGCACGCTGATCGCCGAACCGGATCACGCATTCAGCGGCAATGAGCTGATGCTCATGTGGTGCGCTTTGGGCCTCGGCGGGGAAGCTGGAGAAGTGTTAGACCATCTCAAGAAGGGTATCTGTCACCAGCACGGTGTCGATCGGACGAAGATCACGGAAGAGTTAGGCGATCTGATGTGGTATGTTGCATCGATCTGCGAGCTATCCGACATATCGCTATCGCTGGTCATGGAACGCAACATCGCAAAGCTCCTGAAGCGCTACCCCGATGGCTACAACAGCGCTGACAGCAAAGCGCGCGTTGATGAGCTTGACGATGTGCTTATGGAGGATCAATGAACGACGACCCGCTCTACCGCCCAAACAGACATCATGTCAAGCCGCCCACAGCAGCGCGTAAGCGCAAGGGCAGCACGCCGGAAGCGAAAGTAGCCGCATCGATCGATCGCTACCTGAAGAAGATCGGCTGTATATCGCTGCGCACAAGCGCTGGCCTTATCACGGTTGACGATCGCAAGATCAGTTTAGGAGCGACGGGCACCAGCGATCGGACATGCTGTATATTTGGACGCTTCGTCGCAATCGAGATCAAATCTGCGACGGGTAAGACCACGCCGGCGCAAGAGAAGTACCTGGATCGCGTGCACGCGAATGGCGGCATAGCCATCGTTGCACGATCGACGCAGGACGTACGCGATCACTTGATTATCCACTTCGGTCTTGCGCTGGTGGATAGGTGGGAGATGGGGGGCTTGACAGGATAAGATTAATAGATTATCATACGCATATGAGTAATAAGCCGTATCCATACAAAGACGCGAAGCTGCTTCCCGACGATCATGAATTGTTGCGCCAATTGGCGTACCTACTCAATGAGCCGCGCACGAAGATCCTGGGCCGGCTGCTTCGTCAGGAGATGGCGCGCGTGAAAGAAAACAATCATGATCACTCTGACACTGGGAACGCTATTGCTGATCTTCCTGATCGGCTTTAGCTTAGGAACTGTAACAATCTGGCTAATAACTGGCAATCGCAAGCCGGCCATGTTTACAGTGCTTTTTATTCTCCCGGTCATAGTGATTGTCACAATTCGTTTGCTTGGTTTGTTGCCGATCTAACAAGAAAGGAATCCCCATCATGATCAGTTCGCACCGGACGAAGCACCGGCCCACTGCGCTCCGCACGATCAGCATCGTGCTGGCCGTGGTCTGCGGCTGCTCCGCCATTCTGCTGCTGTGCAACGCCTTTCGCAGGAATGGCAGTCAGAACATCGGCTGGCAGCTCTTGATTATCAACATGCTCGCAGAGCAGTTTTTGGACGTTGTGGCGCGCTGGTTTGACCAGCAGGAAGGACGCGACTGATGCTAGAGAAAAACAGCAACAGCGACGGCAGCGTTACATACCATCGTGGCGGTCAAACGATAAGAGCGTGGCCGCTCATTCATTCCTACTGGGAGGAACAACCATGCTACGTCGTGCGACTGCAAGGCGATATTGACTTTTATTTCGGCGCTGGAATGACAATCCTGCACCGTGTTGATCGTGACGGAGTAGCCTACATCTGGTACATACCCGACGAGTACTTCACGAAGTATGCTGATGATCTCATCAGCTTCGGCGGCTGGGCGAATGATGAAGCTGCGCTGATTGAGAAGGTGCTGAGTGAACAGAGCTAACGCGCTGATCCTTGTCATCGCCGGCGCTGCGGCCCCCGGCTCTGTGGCCTACTGGCATCTGCCGGATATGGCGCGGCTGGCTTCATATCTGTTCGTACTGGCGCTGGCGTATGTCGTATACAACCGACTGCCGATCGACGCTCCGATTGATCAGGAACAGGCGGAGCGGCCACTAATCGAGCCGACAATCCGTCTGGACTACTTGCCGATGTCAGTCGTGACAACGCGACTGGACACGCCGGAAGAGACGGATGCCTACACAGGCGTTACGAGGCGATTATAGTATGCCGCGCAAGAACTTTGTCATTGGAATTTATATGATACGCAACACTGCAACTGACATGCTCTATATCGGCAGCAGTGCTGGTAAGTTTGGTATCCAAGGCCGATGGGATATGCATCGCATTGATTTACGGTGTGGGAAGCATTCTAATCCGAGATTACAAGCATCGTGGAACAAACATGGAGAGGACGTATTCGTATTCATGGTGATTGAATCGGCTGATCCTTCTCAGCTCATAGAGCGAGAGCAATACTGGATTGATCGCTATCGAAGTGAAGGAGCGAAATTATACAACATGCTGCCAGTCGCCGGTTCTCGTTTGGGTGTTCCCACATCAGATGAGGCAAAGCGCAAGCTGTCAGACAGCCTCAAAGGCCGTCCTATCACAGATGAGACGATACGAAAACGATGCATTACACGAAATTCCATCTATTCCTTTGTTGCCCCTGATGGAACAGAGCACCATAATATTGTCAATCTAAGGTCATTTGCTGACAAACGCGGGTTGAATAGCAATGCACTTCGTCTCGTTTGGAACGGTGAAAATAAGCATCACAAGGGATGGGTCAAACTAGGCAATACCCTGCTTTGGTATGTCGTAACACACCGTTCAAGCGGTGAGATAGTTCGTTTGCATAAAGGACAATTACGATCCTTTTGTATCGAACACCATATAGACACAAGCAACTTACTCAAGATACTAAAGGGAAAGTTAAGATATGCAAACAACTGGACAATCTCAACTGAATGAGGGCCTTGAATCCTGGGAAGTTTGGCCTGTTTGGGCCTTGGGGTTAAGCAACGGTGCAAATATTGCACTTTGGTATATCCTGTCGTTTGCTCGCATTCAGGCGCCTGAACTGCCCATTCGCGTCCTGGGGTATCTGCAATCGGCCTTGCCGCTGATCGTCGTGATCGGCGGAGTGAGCGCGGCCGTGTCACTGGACGGCGTGTTAATCGCGACGATCGCCGGAATGCGACACGGCCGCAAGGGGATCTGGTCAGTTCTCACGATCGTGGGAGCAGCGCTGTTCTCTGGCGCAATCGCCTATGCGGTGCATAGCGGCTGGTTAGACAAAGCACCCGGTCTGCATGTGGCGCAAGCCGTGGTGCTGGCGCTGTACAATCTACACTTGTCGCAGACAAAGTCTTTACACTCGTCTGAATTGACGGCGCGAGATGAGAACGAAGGTGCAAAGACCATCATTCTTGCTGATCCTCTGCATCGATCTGTATCGGGCTTCACATGCCGCAAGTGCGGTGTAGGCGAGTTTGCAACGTTAGCTGACGTTCGCAGGCATCAACTGTCGGGGTGTCTGACTGTCGTACCGCAGCGCGATTCAGTAGAGACGCAGATGAATGGGAGGGAAGTGTAAAATGGGAATGCCGATCCTCTGTTTGGATTTCGACGGCGTACTCCATTCCTACTTCTCCGGCTGGAAGGGCGCTACTATTATTCCTGACCCTCCCGTTCATGGCGCAATCGAATTTTTGTACGAGGCGATCTTTCATTTCGAGGTGCATATATTTTCTTCCCGCAGTTGTCAGCAGGGCGGCATTGACGCTATGCAAGATTGGCTTGTGCGATGGGAGAAGGAATGGATACGAGAGCAGCGAGAGATTGGGAGATCCACGCCACGCACATCTCTATTGCCCAATATCCAATGGCCCATTGACAAACCCGCTGCATTCCTGACAATTGACGATCGCGCGATAACATTTACCGGCGTGTGGCCTACGATGCAAGCTCTGCAATCATTCAAGCCGTGGAATAAGCGATACTAATGGACTATCTAGGCCGCCAAACCACAACCTTCACAGCGCCGGCCAATGCGCCGATTGACCTGAACAGCGCTGGCAAACCAGACTGGAGGGAGCTTGCGCCGCTGTTCGGCCTGATTGTGCTGTGCGTAGTGATCGCAGGCATTGGGTTTGCGCTTGTAATAGCCGTGTGGCCACGGGCCGAAGGTGATATGAACGGCTGGCGATTGATCGGGATAGTTGCAGGTGGCGGTTTACTTTTCACTGGAGGATCGTTTTTCTGGACGCTGCGTACTAATGTGTTATACGGTATAGAGCAATATTATAATCGGGTTGACGATTGGCATAATGCCGTACTCAAAAAATACAAGGATAGTAATGGGTCTATCCAGGTACAACAGGTCACAGAATGGCATCTCGTGACGACTGAACCGCGCCATATGCTGCTGCTGCTGCTGTACGTCTATCTCACAGGCAGCACGCCGTCTATCAGGCAGCTCACTGCCGGCCCGCTGCTAGTCAAGGCCGGTCATCGGGCGTTCTCACTCGGCGCGATGACCCAGGACGCTGCAAGCGAAGCGCTAGACCTGTTCGCACGCGCTGGCGTTATTATGGAGCGCGGCCCCAAGACCGCCGGCAAACTGGCGCTACTGGATTTTAAGCAGGCGGCAAACAAAGTGCTGCTCAGAATGGCGGCTGATCCCAGGATCGTAGATGCAGAGCGAACAGAGTGAAGCACTACTATAAAAAAGTAGACAAAGGGAAGCGCGCAATATGGCTTCGGTGGTTATATCGAGTGGGATTGTTCGTTACCACAGCTCCCATGACCCACAATATCCGATGGGTGAATCCAGCGCGCATACCACCTTCAAGGAAAGTATAGCGACAATGGGTGATTTTAGCGATGCGTTTCGGGCGCTCTATGTCGCAGCCGCTCTGCTCTGCATACTAGTCGCTGTCATCAGTTGCTCTATAGGGCATTGGCTCCTATGATTATTTTTAACTACGTCAAGTGGTGTGTGATCCTCTTGACGTGCATCTTCCTCTGGTATGTGTGGCCGGCGGTTATCACCTTCCTCGCTTGGTCTGCTCAGTGGCCGGCAGTGCAAGGCGGTTTCGTCGGCTTTATCGTCGGCTGCTTCTTACCGCTGTCCATCGGCTACAACATGGGCCTGCGACTCAGGCGCGATCAGGCGCGCGATCGGGCTGATGCAGAGTACGAACGTGACAAGCGATCGATAAGAAAATGACCGTTCTCTACGCCTACATCTCGATTGCTGTCTGGTTGCTGATCGCCGTCATCCTCGTCGTCGGCACGGCGATCGAGATCGTGCGCTGGTGGAAGAAACGGCATTAGGACTGTTTCCAGTGAATGAGCGTCATGGCCGCCGTTGACGTGCCACTGCCCACTGACACGAAAAACAGCACTTTGGTTGCGGTCAAAAAATCCGTCCTCCCGACCGTGTGAATATCAATCCAGTTATAGCCGTCGCGCCCAATCCGGCAGATCCGGTTTGTTCCATCGTCGCTGATCTGAAACCAGATTACTGGCCCGCTGATCAGGTGCGGCGCGTTCGTATTAGCGAGATACGAGCTATTGTATGAGGTAACGCTATTCCACTTGAAGACCGCAAGCTGAAACGTGCCTGCGTTGTTTTGTACGGCTGGCGTAACGAGTTTCGTCCCGTCGCACCAGCCGATCCCACAGAAGGGTATATCGCCGATCGACAAGAGCGGAATGAATCCCGCTTCAATCGTGTAGGGCGTCGCTGGCGCGGCATACTCGCGGCAACGTAGATTAAATCCCGCACCAGAACTGGGAGTGGACAAGTAAATGCCACCGTTTGTCGTATCGACTGATGCCGATCCCTGGTTGCGCCACGAGAAATTGGCGTCAACCGGGCGCACCATCGGCCAGATCGGCCCCCACGACTCCCACGCCGATCCGGTATCACGATCGATGTACAAACCGTTATTCGGCAGGAACAGCCGTCCAGCTTTCGCCGCTGCTTGACGAGACGCATCAGCCGCCGTCGTAATGCCCGTCGTTCCCACCACGATCGCATTCGTGAGACCAGCATTTGCTGTCTCAATCCAGTAGTCGGCGTCTGCTGGCGCTCCGCCGCCGCCGCCCCCTCCGCCGCCGCCCCCTCCGCCGCCGCTTGTGAAGTAGATGATCATGCCACGGATAGTGCCGGCGGCTTCTACCGTCAATTCCGTGCCGGCGGCATTCGTGGCAGGACTGAATAATTGCGCTACAACTTGATTGCCTTGCAGAATGCCTTGAATGCTGCCATTGGCGAATGTAACATTAACCGTCTCGACAGGAAAAGCGAAGTTGACGCCCGCCGCGCTGGTGAACGGCAGGCCGCCGATCCTGACGACGCCAGTGCCGGTTGCAGCCGTCCAGACCAGCTCGAATTGCGCAAAGACGACTGGGCCGATAAGTTTGTAATTGCCACTTTGCGTGGTATAGGTCGTTACGCCCGCCGTCGTTGCGCCAAAATACGTCGGCGTCCATGTGCCGACTGCGCCTGTTCCTGCGGTTCCGAACGATGACTTGATCTCTGTTCGTGCAAGGCGATGACGAAGATCACGTATTTGGCGTTGCAGGTCGCTATTATCCATTGTATTGAAAAACCGCTTTTGTTTGCTCTTTGCCTTGAGTCAACGTCACATCAATCTGATCTAGTCGCATATCGTACTGAACGCCCTGAACCTGAACCGTCACCAGGTCGCCGTAGTTATAGTGTATGCCGCGCAAACACTGATCAGTTTCTACAAGATGTCCCACAGCGCTAATGCGCGGTCTCCCGGCTCGCAGCGCGCCCTTCGCGTCATTCGTCAACGTGCCGTCGCCGGGCGCATCGTTGTCATCATAGACGGACTCAATCCGGTTCAACGGACTTTCACTCACGCGATCGTCTCCTACGTTGTCTGCAAGCGCAGTACCCGCAAACCGATAAAACGATCCCTCAATGCCGCCCACGCCATCGCTCCCGATTGCTGAGACGAAGGTGATCTCTTCAGTTGCGTCGTTTGTGAGAATGGAATTTGCCAGATTGCCTCGATTATTCGTGAACAGCAATCCGTTTCCAGACGAAAAGCGCCGGTCAACGCCGCGTATCACGGTATACGTGCGCAGCTCCAGCGTGCTTTCAGTCGGCGCGACAATCTCGGCTGTCAGGTAGGTTCCTAGCAGAAAGCTGGAGTTTTCAATCTCAATGATCACGTCCATGAGATTGCGCCACGGTATCCATAAGCTGACATTCGGCGCGGCGCTGACGTTCGCCTGTGTCGAGACGTAGGCGCTAATAT